AGACGCGCGCGACTGGAAGGCAATCGAGGCCATGCACCCCGGCGTTGCGATATTCTCAATGACTGAGGTTGCAAACGCTCTGGAAGCATACGGCAAAACCGTGATGGCCGTTAAGCGTGAATTTGCGGGGTCCAAGATCGCAGCGTCTAGAAAAGTTGAAGGTGATGGCGACATGGATGGGGACATACCGTTTTAGTCGCGCGTTATTTTCCGCCGGGCGCATTTTTCCCCTTGCATCGGCGCTGCGCATAGCGCATAGTGAGTGCATGGAAACGGCGAGAGCCACAAACGGGAGAACGACAATGACCAGCCAGAGCATCGCCCAGATCACCGCCCGCGCCTCACAGGAAGTTGCTGAATTTATTGGAGTCACAGCGCAGGTTGCAATGCGCGACCACGCCGACGCGGTTTTCAAAATGACCTGCGCAATCATGGCGGTCATCGAAGCAGACCGCGCAGCCTGACACACACGGGCGGAGGCGTAACAGCCCCGCCCACCACCAAAGGGAGAAACGACAAATGACAAGCTTCCCCGCGAAAGCCGGTCTGCCAACGGCGTCAAAGGATTCTGGCGCAGAATGGTATTATCCGGCTGTGACGTGCGAATATGGTAGGCCTAAGAGATTGCCGCACGGTATCAGGCACGAAACGCGAGGCAAGGCCAAGGCAGAGGCTAAGCGGATGTTAGATGAGGCAAGCAAACGGTGACCCCCGCAGCCTTCAAAGCCGCCCGCCTATCCCTTGGCCTGACAGCCGCGCAAGCCGCGCCGTTGTTCGGCCTTGGCGATCCGGCGCGAATCTTCAATATCGAGGGCGCAAATTCGACGGCTGTTCCGGCATGGCACGGCCTGCTGATGCAGTCATATATTGCAGGATACCGGCCCGCTGACTGGCCACCACACGCCGCGCGCATCGCGGCAAGCAACGGGGACTGAGTGATGACACCTGCGGCAATGATCAAAACGATACAACGCCACATGAGGAAAATTGCAAACCAGCGCGACAAGTTGGATGAGTCGATCAGCCAAATGAATGCGCTGAAAGAAAATTGCGATCACGCGTATGACTGCCTCCAAGAGGCACGAGACGCGCTGTCTGAATCTGTATGATGAAGGGGACTGAGTGATGTACCGAGTGAAAGCGCTACCCGTGCCGCGACAGGCCGGATCTGAACGCAAACGCGCGCTGGTGGAGCTGCTGTCGAAGGTCGAGGCGGGGGAAGTTATCCAATCCACCGATGCCGTTGACATATGGCCTACGGATGCCCGTTCTATTGCCCTGCCTTGGCTTGATGCATGCAAGGCGTCTCAAGGCTCACTAGACGCCGCCAAGGCGCTGCACGAGGCGGTGTTGCCGGATTGGTGCTGGATTATTAAAAGCCCTGAGGAAACACTGCATCTTGCGCACGTTTCTGCCGAACATGACGGACCATTTAATCATCACGGCACCGATCCCGCCCGCGCATGGCTCTGCGCAATCATCCAAGCCCTGATCGCCAACGAGGATGCCAAGCCATGACCCACCCATATTTTCAAACCCACGCCCCACTCGCAACCAAATACGAGCGGCAGATAGCCCGCGAAATCCGCACGCATCGGATGCGAGAGGTCACAGCGCCCGAACCAAACCCACTCGGCGCAGGAAGGCCAGCGCCTGACAATTCCCCCGTGCTGGCGCTGTTTCGGCCTGGCGTGAGGTTAACAATCGCAGACGTTGCCAAGGCGCTGGTAGTCTCGAGCAGTTCCGCCCGCGATGCCCTGAGCCGCCTGAACCGCGACGGCGCAATCTACGTTTGCGGCAAAGCGCGATACGGCGCGAACGTCTACGCCGCGCCGGATCACAGGAGCGACGATGCGAAAATCCTTTACGCATTGCGCGATGGCAGGGAGCGGCTGGCGTCTGAGATTGCGCCACTCGTAGGCAAAACCCCGTGTGAGGTCGGTCATTCAATGGTACGACTGACGGCAGCAGGATCGGTCGTGACTAAGCGCATGGATGGAACGTGGGCTAAGCTGCACGGGTATAAGTTAGCCTGACTGGCGGCGTTGTAGCCAGCGGTAAGCCATGAGTGCCGGGCTTGGTCAGGCCCCAACCATGGCAGCGGGGGCGGGGTTGCATTTCTCAACCTCGTGACCCCGCGACACGGCGCTTAGTTGCGCGGATTGATTGGATGGGGTAGGGTTACGGTATGACACCGGGCGGGATGCCCAATAGGGGGCGGGAAGCCTATGGCGCTAACGGCAAAGCAACAGAGGTTTGTCGAAGAATATCTAATTGACCTCAACGCAACACAGGCCGCGATCCGGGCAGGATACAGCCCCAAGACAGCGAACAGAACGGGTCCTGAAAACCTGTCAAAACCTGTAATCGCAGCGGCAATCGCTTGTGCGCAGGCAAACAGATCGGCACGCACTGAGATTACACAGGACCGCGTTCTGGCCGAGCTTGCCAAAATAGGCTTTTCTGACATTCGCAAAGTGCTGACCCCCGGCGGCGGCATAATGGACCCTCACGAATGGGATGACGAAACGGCGGGTGCAATCGCGTCATTTGAGGCTGTTACCGTCCACCGTGGGGAGGAAGATGAAAACGGGAACAAGGTTCCAGAGCATATCAGCAAGTTCAAGACTTGGGATAAGCTGGCGGCGCTTGAGAAGCTAGGCAAGCATCTGGGCATGTTCAGCGGAGACGCCCCAAAGCTTATCGTAAATATCCCCTTTGACGGGTGGAACATTGAACGCGCAAAACCCGATACGCCTGACGCTGACTGAGCCGCAAGAGCGGTTTCTTATGTCAGATGCTAAGTATCCCGCGTTCGTGGCGGGCTTTGGCGCTGGCAAGTCGGAAATCATGGCATACGCGGCGCTAGGGGATGCGGCGCACAGTGCAACGGCCCTGATCGGCCTCTACGCGCCGACCTATGATCTGGTGCGCCTGATCACAGGTCCGAGGATATGCGCCAAGCTGCAAGAGCAAGGCATCCCGCACCGGTGGAACAAGTCGGAGAACATTGTCTATACATCATGGCCGCGATTTGGCGACTTCCTGATGCGGACAATGGACAACCCCGAACGGATCGTGGGTTATGAAACATACCGGGCGCACGTTGACGAATTGGACACGCTCAAAGTTGCCAATGCGCGCAAGGCGTGGAACCAGATCATCGCGCGGAACCGCCAGCGCCCTGAGGGTATCAAGCGCCCATTCAACCGCGTGTCTGCCTACACAACGCCAGAGGGCTTTCGTTTTGTCTATGAGCGATGGGCCAAGTCACCAACGCCAGGGTATGAGTATTTCCAAGCGCCAACCTACAGCAACCCGTTCTTGCCATTGGAATATGTTGACAACCTGCGCAACAGTTATCCGCCCGAACTGATCGACGCCTATATCGAGGGCCGCTTTGTGAACCTCACCAGCGGCACCGTTTACAATTCATATGGCCGCGAGGTGAACCGCAGCCGCGAAACGATCCAGCCAAACGAGCCGATCAAGTTGGGCATGGACTTTAACGTGGGCAACATGGCCGCTTGCGCCTTCGTGCTGCGCGGCAAGGATTGGCATTGTGTTGATGAACTCAAGGGCGGGGCTGACACCCCGTCAATGATCCAGACGATCAGGGCGCGATACGAGGGCCACCACGTCACAATCTACCCGGACGCCAGCGGGGCAAGCGCCAGCAGCAAGGGCGCGTCTCTTTCTGACATTGGCCTGTTGCGCGCTGCGGGGTATTCGATCCGGGCAAGGGGCAGCAACCCGCGCGTGAAGGATCGTATCAACGCGGTGAATCTGGGCTTCCATGGCGGCAAGCTATGGGTCAACCCTGACACATGCCCCGAAACTTCGCGTTGCCTTGAACAGCAGGCCTATGATAAAAACGGGGAACCTGATAAGACATCGGGGCTTGACCACCAGAACGACGCCTTCGGATACCCGATTGCTTACGAAATGCCGGTAATCAGGCCGACCATGACCGCCGCGCCGCTGCCGTTTTAGAGGATCACACATGCTAGACACCGTAGCGAAAACCACCGACGCAATGGCCGCAATGGTGCAGGCGGGCGCTAAGGGCCGCGCGCTGATGTCTGGCACGGATGGCATGCGCAAGGAAGGCACGCGGTATCTGCCGAAATTCAAGGCCGAGGCCGAGGACGATTATCAAGCGCGCCTGCATTCGTCCTGGCTATTCAATGCCACGCGTAAAACGATCAAGGACATGACTGGCCGCGTGTTCGACAGCCCGATTGAAATACAGGACGCGCCGCAACAGATTATCAACATGGCCGAGGACATCGACATGCAGGGCCGCGACCTAAGCGTGTTTGCATCCGAGGTGTTCAAGGACGCCTTTGTGCCGGGCGTTAGCTACATCATGGTTGAGGCCCCGCGCCGCACAGCCGACACCACGCGCGCAGAAGCCGCCGCACAGGGCTTGCGTCCGTATCTGGTGCACTTGCGCGTGGAGGACGTGCTAGGCTTTCAGACGGGGCTGTTTGGCAACGTGCTGGCCTTGTCGCAGTTGCGGATCATGGAAAGCGTGACCGAGCCGGACCCGAAAGGCGAGTTTGCGCAGATCGAGGTTGAGCAGGTGCGTGTTCTGGACCGACTGCCGAACGGCGTTCGTGTTCGGCTTTATCGCAAGGACGCAAAGAAGCGATGGGCGGTTGAGGATGATTACACGACCGAGGCCCCGGAAATCACGGTGATACCATTCTATGCGCAGCGCACGGGCTTTTTCACCGGCGAACCGGTCCTGGAAGACCTGACCGACGTCAATATCGCGCACTGGCAATCGCAGTCTGATCAGCGCAACATTCTGCACTTTGCCCGCGTGCCGATCCTGTTTGCATCCGGTCGCGGTGATGACGAGCCGCTGACGATCAGCGCGGGAACTGCCGTCACATCGCGCGACCCGGCTGCAACGATGCAATGGGTGGAGCATAGCGGCAAGGCAATTGACGCGGGGCGGCAAGACCTGAAAGACCTTGAATTTCAGATGCAGACGCTAGGCCTGCAACTGCTGGTGGCACGCGCCCAGTCCGCAACCGGGGCCGCGCTAGATGCCGTCAAGGAAACGTCCACGCTTGCAATGATGGCCGACAGCCTGAAGGACGCGCTGGAACAGGCGCTGCAATGGATGGCTTTCTATGCAGGGCTGGGCGAGGTGTCGATCACGGTCAACGTCAACAAAGAGTTCGGCGTCACAATGATGACCCCTCAGGAAGTGCTGGCGATGCAGAAAGACGTTTCCATGGGCTACCTCACGCTGGAAACCTACTTCGAGGAACGCAAGCGGCGCGGCGTGTTGCGGCCCGATCTGGACACGGCGGCGGAGTTGGATAGGCTGGCATCGGTTGCGCCTGCAATGACGGGTGCGCCAATGGGGTTGGGGGAATGAATAGCATACATGAAAAAGCGCAAGCCGAAGAAGTGACTAAATGGCCAGCGTAAACACCGAAATCCTCGACGCCATCACGGGCCGCGCGCTTGACCTGCAACGGCTGACGGCTGGCCAGTTGCGGGACAGTGCGCGGTTCCTCAAGGCGCTGGAAGGCGATATTGTCGCGCAGCTTGCCCGCATTGACCCGACCGGCATAGCGGCACCATCACGGCAAGCGGCGCGGCTGGAAAAGTTGCTGGACCAAACCCGCGAAACAATACGCAGCGCGTATCGGGCCGAATCCACGCGCTTGGTGGGTGAGTTGCGCGAACTGGCAGACATTGAAACCGCCTTCGCGGCGTCGTCAATAAACAAAGCCGTGGGCGCAACCTTAATCACCACCAACGTCACGCGCGGGCAACTGGCGGCGATTGTGGACGGGGTGCTGATCCAAGGTGCGCCCGTGTCGGATTGGCTATCACGGCAGGCAGGCGACACGCTGCAAAAGTTCACCGATGCTATGCGCCTAGGCATTTCCGAGGGCGAGACAAACGCCAGCCTGATTCGGCGCATACGGGGCGGGATGCAGGGCGGCGAGCCTGTGCAAGGCTTTATGCAGGTTTCGCGGCGCAATGCGGAATCGCTGGTGCGGTCGGCCACTCAGGCGGTATCGCAGAAATCGCGGCAAGGCTTGTATGAGGCTAATCAGGATCTAGTCAAGGCGCTGCAATGGGTGTCAACCATCGACCTCAAGACCACAATCGAGTGCGCCACACGGGACGGGCTGACATACACCGTTGAGGGACACGAGCCGATTGGCCACACGCTGCCGTGGCTTGGCGGGCCGGGAAACCTGCATTGGGGCTGCCGGTCAACATCCGTGCCGGTCCTAAAGTCCTTCCGCGAACTCGGCATCGACATCGACGAAGTGCCCGCATCCACGCGCGCCAGCATGGACGGGCAGGTAGCTGATGACACCACATTTGAGGGGTGGCTATCGCGGCAAAGCAAGGAGCGGCAGGACGCCAACCTAGGGGCAGGCCGGGCGGAACTCTGGCGGTCTGGCGAGATATCGTTTCGGGATTTGGTGGATGGGCAGGGGCGACCTTTGACCTTAGAAGAACTGCGCGCTAGAATTTAACCAACCGCTGACGGGAAGTCGGCACAACCAGACGGGAAGTCACCATGGAAATCGAAGTAACAGACGCGACCACCCTGCCGGAATGGCTGCAAGGCCACGTCAAGGACGGCAAGCTAAACCTTGGCGCACTTGCTGCACCGGAGGACGTGACGGGCCTTAAAACCGCCCTATCCAAAGAGCGCGGCAATGCGGCGGCATGGGCCAAGTACGGCACCCCGGCAGACATGGACGCCAAGATTGCCGAACTGACCGAAAAGGCCAAAGGCACCGGCAAGGGCGCGGATGATGCGCAAGCCAAGCTGGACGCAATGAAGGCGGATTACGAGGGCAAGCTGTCCGAGCGCGACACGAAAATCAGCAAGATGCACCAGCGCGGGGCGGCGTCTGACCTCAAGGCGGAACTGGCAAAAGCCGGGTTTATCGCAGAGGCGATTGACGACGTGGCAAATTCGTCTATGATGCGTATTCAATTCCACG